CTGTCTGTCGTGAATGCAGCACGGGTCAGCTTTGGGAAGAAGAGTGAGTGGGTTTGTGCTGGGTGTGGTGGAACTAATTGGGTTCCAGATTATGACTACGAATACTACTGCGGTGATTGTAGGTCAGGTGATGATGTAACCATCTCCGACCGTGACACCAAGCTCATCAAGTATCTCGCCAAGCACAAGCATTTGTCCCCCTTCGGTCATGCCTTTGCTTCGTTCCATGTCAAAGCTCCAATCTTCGTCGCTCGTCAGTTAGTCAAACACAAGTTCCTTCGGTGGAATGAGATCAGCCGTCGATATGTAGACGATGAACCTGAGTTCTATGTGCCCGATGTCTGGCGTGGGCGTAGTGCTGACAAGAAGCAGGGTTCTGAGGGGGAAGTAAAAACGGAAGCCTCAGAACACATCCCTACGTTGGATATGCTGATAACACGTTGCTACAATCGGTTGCTAGAAGATGGTGTAGCACCTGAACAAGCCCGTATGGTCCTGCCCCAATCCACCATGACCGAGTGGTATTGGAGCGGTAGCCTCGATGCATTCGCTGCCATGTGTAAGCTCCGTTGTGCCCCTGACACTCAATACGAGAGCCGTATAGTGGCCGACCAAATCAGTGAGATCATGGGAGACCTCTTCCCCGCGTCTTGGGCTGCACTCATGGAATAACCCTCTGAAATACATGGGGAACCTCCGGGTTCCTCATGACCCCCGCCCATTCCTACTCCCCCATGAGATCACTACCCGAGGTTTTACCTATGGATAGACTACCTTCAGTATCTCCCGAACTGATCGAATACCTAGAGAAGCTATATCCAGATCACTCTCCGTCGCTGAAAACACCGGATCGAGAAATCTGGTTCAAGGCAGGTCAGGTGGATGTGGTTCGTCACCTTCGCAGGCTGTTCGACTATCAAAACGAAACTGTCCTAAACGGAGAATAACATATGTGCATGTCGAGTCCAAAACCGGCACCTCCCCCTCCTCCCCCGGCACCGCCTCCTGTTCTCGAGCAGGTTGCCCCTAAGTCTGCCGACTCTGGTGCCACGTCCGAACAGAAGCGCAAGCGTAAGGGCCTGAGCCGTTATCGCATTGAACAAAGCTCGTCGAGTTCTGCAGCAAGCAGCAGCCTTGGTGGGATCTCTAAATCGTGAGGTAGGCTATGTGCTTTATGGACAGTAACCATCAAATGGCGCAAGATTTCAGGACGGGCCACTCCGCAGAAGGTCTCCCAGACCACGCTAGGAATGCCATGGGATTTTACTACATGGCCAAGAAAGCATCAGACCGCAAGAAGGGTCCCATGGCCAACCCCACGTTCGCCTCTCGGTCCACTGGTGGTAGCAGCGCAAGATCGTCCTCACCAACTCCCAATACCGGCTCAACCGCTACAGCATCGCTTGGGGCAACCGCCGGTGCCAAGGCAAACCTTGGGGGCATCCCCCGTCGATCCGGTACGGGTCGCTAAATCAAACAGGAGTGTTCCATGGCTCAAGGAACCTGCCAAGCTCGCTATGAGCTACTAGCACAGGATCGTGAGGTCTACCTCGACCGCGCTCGGGAATGCTCTAAGCTCACCATCCCTACGCTGATCCCCGAGGCATCCTCGGGTAAACACACGAACTACCCAACGCCCTACCAAGGGATTGGCGCTCGTGGTGTGAACAACCTCGCATCCAAACTTCTGCTGTCCCTGTTCCCGCCCAACTCCCCGTTCTTCGCAATGCGCGTAGATGACTTCACGGCGGTCGAGCTGGCACAGGAAGAGGGTGCCCGAGCTAAGGTCGATGAGGCCCTCGGGAAATACGAGAGGTCGGTCATGCAGTCCATCGAGGACAGCGGTGATCGGTCAGCACACTTCGAGGCACTCAAGCACCTGATCGTGGGCGGCAACGTCCTGCTCTATCTGCCTGCCAAGGGTGGTACTCGAGTATTCCCCCTGCATCGTTACGTAGTCGTACGAGATCCGATGGGGGAGATGGTCGAGACCATCATCCACGAAGAGATGAACTATGCTTCGGTCCCTGATGATCTGAAGGAGCTTCTCGCGGAAGGTGAGACTGAGGACGAGAAGGTGGACAAGAAGGCCACCGTCAACCTCTACACCAAGTTCTACCTCGAGGGCACCAAGATCAAGTCCTACCAAGAGATCAACGGGATCAAGGTTCCGGGGTCTGAGGGTTCGTGGCCCAAGGCCAAGTCCCCCGTGTTGGCCCTGCGATGGACTCGAGTGGACGGTGAGGACTACGGGCGTGGTTACGTCGAGGAATACCTCGGTGACCTCATCTCGCTCGAGGGTCTCTCCAAGGCACTCCTCGAAGGCTCCGCTGCGGCGGCACGTTTGGTCTTTCTCGTTCGACCTAACGGTGTCACCCGAGCCAAGGATGTGATGTCTGCGGAGAATGGCGCAGCCGTGAGCGGTCAGGAAGAGGACGTACGTGCCCTTCAGGTTCAAAAGCAGGCCGACTTCTCGGTGGCTCAGAACCAGATCGCTGCAATCACGGATCGACTGGCCTTTGCCTTCCTGATGAACTCGGCGGTCCAGAGGGCCGGTGAGCGTGTCACGGCAGAAGAAGTCCGGTACATGGCAGGTGAGCTTGAGGATGCCCTCGGTGGTGTCTACTCGATCCTCTCTCAGGAGTACCAGCTTCCCTACGTCATGCGTGTCATCGACCGCCTGACCAAGCAGAAGCGCCTACCGGGTCTACCTGATGGTGTCGCCAAGCCTACCATCGTCACCGGTCTGGAAGCTCTTGGTCGAGGTCACGATCTCTCCAAGTACGACCTGCTGATGAAGTCTCTCGCACCCTTGGGTCCTGAAGTCCTGATGGGTGAGATGAACGTCGGTGACTACATCACCCGCATCGGTACCGCCCTCGGTATCGACATGAATGGTCTCGTCAAGAGCGCAGAACAGCGTGAAGCCGAGATGCAGCAACAGCAACAACAAATGGCTACTCAGATGATGGGTGACGCTGCCGTCAAGGCTGCACCCGGTCTGGCAAAAGAGGTCGCCCAAGGCGTCCGCGAGCAAGCCATGAGCAATCAAGGGTAATCCCATGGTGGAAACCGTTACCATCCAGTCCGAAGACAAAGGCCCCACTCTCGAGGAACAAGCGGCAGCACAAGAAGCTGCTGCTGAGAAAGCTCAGGGTGAACCCAAGCTGAACGGCGAGAAGCCTGAGCGTCCCGAGAATGTCCCCGAGAAGTTCTGGAACGCTGAGACGGGCGAGGTCAACACTGAGGCCCTCCTGAAGTCCTACAGCGAACTCGAGAAGGCCCGGAGTGCCCCAAAGGATGGTGAGCAAGCTACCGGCGAGGAAGCTGCTGCTCAGGAAGCCGTAGAAAGTGCAGGACTCGATATGGAGGCCCTGTCGGCTGAGTATGCCACGAACGGTTCCCTGACCGAAGAGAGCTACGAGGCCTTGGCCAAGGTTGGCATCACCAAAGACATGGTGCAGGCCTACATCACCGGCCAAGAGGCTCAGGCAGCGGCCCTGCAGCAGGAACTCCTCGAACCTCTCGGGGGTAACATGGAGGCCTACGAGGAGATGACCTCGTGGGCTGCTGACAACCTCGACGACAAGGCCATCGACGACTTCAACAAGGTGCTTGAAAGCGGCAACACGTCCGCGATCAAGATGGCCGTCCAGAACCTCCACGCCAAGTACACCGATGCGAACGGCTCAGAGCCGGGTCGCCAACTAAGCGGTAAGGGTACCTCGAGTGGTACCTCGGTCTACGAGTCTACTGCTGACCTGATGAAGGACATGCAGAATCCCGAGTACGAGCGCAATCCTGCGTTCCGTGCCAAGGTCGAGCAGAAACTCGCTCGGTCGTCCATCCTGTAAATCGGAGGCACCGCCATGGGAGCCAAGCACAGCGGAGGGAGGTGATCCATGTCTCGTTCCGGTCGCAAATACTCGGCGTACGACCGCGAGTATCAAGCTCGCCCCGAGCAGGTACGCAAACGGGTTGCCCGGAATGCTGCTCGGAGGCTGATGATCAAGAAGCACGGCAAGGCCGCTCTACGCGGTAAAGACGTGGATCATAAGCGAGGTACTCAGGCGGGGAATGGTCCGTCGAATTTAAGAATCCGTAACCGGTCGGAGAATCGGGCGGATAAATCAACCAAGTGATTATTGGTCGGGGACTATTGGGCATTACCCGGTGGTCCCCGGCGCATTCCCTTATGAGCTATAAATCATGACTATCGGTTATGGGCTATAGATCATAGGCGAGTGCGCCAGAGGGTCGCTCCCTCAAGCCTACTCAGGCTCCAGAGACAGCCAGACGTGGTCCTCTCTGGTGCTGCCACCCACAGACAAGAACAACAACGAAACGCAAGGCCCTCTGCGGAGGACAACCTAGTGGGAAGTGGTTGTGAGGTCGAAGGGTTTCTAACCCCCAAAGCTTCTCATTCCATAAGGAAATATCACAATGGCAAACGCCGTTCCCTCCCGACTGGGTCAGGCCAATGGTGCAGGTGCAGTCGATGCACTGTTCCTCAAGGTCTTCTCGGGCGAGGTCATGTCCTCGTTCAATGCAGCGACGGTCATGTCCGACAAGACTCGCGTCCGTAACATCACCTCGGGCAAATCCGCTCAGTTCCCGGCCATCGGTCGCATCGGCGCTGAGTACCACACCCCCGGTACCGAGATCGTTGGTACGACCGTCGAGCATGGTGAGAAGATCATCACCATCGACGACCTGCTGATCTCGCACTCGTTCATCTCGAACATCGACGAAGCGAAGAACCACTACGAGGTTCGCTCGGAGTACTCGAAGCAGATGGGTCAGGCCCTCGCTCAGACGTACGACCGCTCGCTGATCTCGCTGGCTGTGAAGGCTGCTGCTGCTGGTGAAACCGGCGCTGTTGCTGATCAGGGCGCTGCGTCGAACACCGACATCGGTGCTGCCCACACGATCCAAACCCTCGTCGATGCGATCTACGCAGAAGCCGCTGCGATGGACGCTCTGTTCCTCCCGAAGGAAGACCGGTACGTCATCGTCTCGCCCGCCACCTTCTGGGGTCTGGTGCAGAACGACAAGCTGATCGACCGTGACTTCGGCACCAACGGCTCGTACGCCGACGGCACCATCATGAAGGTCGCAGGCATGTCGATTGTGGCATCGCCGAACCTCGGCGTGAACCACCTCGCCGCTGGCAACGTCGCGGACTACCCGGACTTCAACTCGAAGTACATGGCGAACACGTCGGCCACCTCGGCTCTGATCTTCCAGCGTGGTGCCCTCGGTACCGTCAAGCTGATGGATCTGGCATCCGAGAGCGAGTACGACATCCGCCGTCAGGGTACCCTCATGGTCTCCAAGATGGCTGTCGGCCACGGTGTGATCCGCCCCGAAGGCATCCGCACCCTCACCGCCGCCTGATCCTTACGATTAGGTAAGCAAATCCAAAGCCTCACCCCGGTCCTACTGGGGTGGGGTATTTTTCAATACCTCAAGAGGTTCCCATGTTGATCACCCCTACCACGGAGCTTGAGGCCGTCAACGAGTGTCTCGAGAACATCGGACAGGCCCCCGTCAGTACAATCTCGGGTGACCTCGGTGTGGACACTCAGATCGCTCTCAACTTTGTCCGCAAGACGAACCGCCAGCTACAGTCACAAGGCTGGTACTGGAACACCGAGGAAGAGTACCTCCTGTCGCCCAACGGCGATGGTGATATCCTCCTCCCCGCCAACACCCTCTCCGTACGCCCTGCAGGCCGTGACGTGACCCGTAAGCTCGTCCAGCGTGGTCCCCGGTTGTACGATAGGGACAACCAGCGTTTCACCTTCACCGACGACGTGTACGTCGATCTCACCTTGGGGCTGGCCTTCGAGGATCTCCCTGAGACTGCACGACGCTTCATCGCACTCCGCGCTGCCCGTCAGTTCCAAGACAGGGTCGAAGGACAGGCGACTGAGGGTGACACCGAAGATGAACGCTTGGCGCTGTCTGATCTCCATGCGGATCAACTCCGCGTAGATCGTCCGAATGCGCTGACGAACAACTACTCGACCGCGTCCACCCTGCGTCGGACAGCCTTCGGGTACACCCCTAATTTCTGACCGGAGAACCCCGAATGTCTCTCGTAGCCTCCACGATCCCTAACCTCGTGTCCGGGGTCTCCCAGCAGCCTGCCCCGTCCCGAGTCCGTACTTCCGGTGAGGTCATGGACAACGGGTTCCCCTCTATCGTTTCGGGCCTGATGAAGCGCCCTCCTAGCGAGCATATCGCAAAGCTGAACACCTCGATCACCGTTGGTCAAACCGGGGCTGTCCACACGATTGACCGTGATGCCAACGAAAAGTATGTCCTGATCTGTGGCCAAGGTGATCTCGAGCTGTACGACCAGAATGGTGTAAAGCAGACGGTCACCTTTCCAGACGGTAAATCGTATCTGCCCACGACTGATATGTGGGAAAAGCTCCGGTTCGTTACCGTTGCCGATACGACGTTCGTCCTGAACTCTGAGGTTACCGTCCAAGCCACCAGCCCGACGGATACTCGCGTTGACCCCACCACTCAGGGGACGGTTTTCATTCGCCGTGCCGTAGCATCGGTTCAGTACGCCGTATACATCAACAATGTACTCGCAGGTAACTTTGCTACCTCTGACAACACAACGGCCTCTACCGCCCTTGAGGGCACTACCGAGATTGCAACAAATCTGAGGAACTCCCTGCAGGGCAACGGGTACACCGTTCGTCAGTTTGGTCCTGTACTGGTCATCGACATTACCTCTGGGGACACCCTCGAGGTATCTGATGAATTCGGTGGGCAGGCCATGGAGATCTACACCGACACGGTTCAGGAGTTCGAAGATCTTCCGCCATACGAGCGTGAGGGTCGCCTCGTGAAAATCTCGGGCAATCTCGGTGAGGATGGGGCCAGCTATTGGCTCACGTACGAGAATGGCGTTTGGGTTGAAACCGTGGGCTATGACGCCAAGCGGGAACTGGACCCAGCCACAATGCCTCACATCCTCAAGAAAACCGCACCGAACACCTTTGAGTTCCGTCAGAACACTTGGGAAGAGCGGAAGGTGGGGGATGACGACAGCAATCCAAACCCCTCGTTCGTCGGCTCAACGATCAACGGTCTGTTTCTCTTCAAGGGACGCATGGGTTTCCTGTCTGAGGAAAACGTGATCATGTCGGCTGTGGGTCTCTTCGAAGAGGTCTACCGAACCACCGTTGTCCAGCTTCTCAACAGCGATCCGATTGACGTGGCATCCGCTACAGGCCGAGTCTCGACCCTGTACCATGCAGCCTCTTTCTCGGACGAGCTGATCCTGTTCTCCGACAAGCAGCAGTTTCGCCTATCGTCTGGACAGGTGCTATCGCCGGAAACGGTGGGTATCACCAACTCCACCGCGTACCCCTGCTCTACCTTCGTGGCCCCTGTCACGGTTGGATCAAGCTCCTACTTCGTGTCGGATGGTGCAACGCATTCCTTGGCTCGAGAGATCTTCATCGATGCCAACAGAGAGCTTGTGAACGGCGAAGACATCGCGGTGCAGGTCCCCACCTACATCCCAAAGGACATCCGGGCGCTCGCCGCCAGTACAACTGCAGATACCTTCCTGTCACTTCCAGCGAGTGAGAGAGACACTCTGTATGTCTACAAGTGGTACGTCACGGATCGACGGAAAGTTCAATCGGCATGGTGCCGGTGGATCTTCGATGAAAACACCCAGATCAACGGAATGGGCTTCCTCGACAACTACCTCTATCTGGTGATGCAGGTTGACGGTGAGGTTCACCTCGAGCGTATCCTTGTCGGCCCCTTTATCGACAAAGAGCTGCTGCTGGACAAGCAGATCGACGACTCCGCGTTCACATCGATTACTTACGATGCGGTAGGAGATGAAACCACGATTGTCTTGCCTTACAGCACTCCGGCAACCGTTGAGTTCTACCGTACCGACAACGGGTCGTTCGCGCCATATGAAGGCACCACCAAGACGAACGATACGACGTACGTAATCTCAGGGGATGTCACGGGTCACTCTATCACCGCTGGGCTGAACTATGAGTTCCGCTACAGGTTCTCCAATCAGTATCTCCGAGAAGAGAATGCGGACGGTGAGAGTGCCATTCAGGATGGCCGTCTGCAGATCAGGTACTTCTCTGTGATCTACACGGACACCTCGTATTTCGAGGCTCAGGTCACCCCCACGAATGGTGTCACGAAGACGTACACCTTCAATGGTCGCGTTCTGGCTGACCCTGACAACGTGACGGATACCATTCCTCGAGACACCGGCGAGTTCAAGTTCCCGGTCTTCGCAGAAAATGAATCCGTAGATGTCGATCTAGTCAACAACCAACCGTATCGCTGCGCCTTCGGCTCTGTCGAGTGGTCAGCTTCCTACAAGCCGAAAGCACGGAGAGTGAGATGAAGAAAGGCTATGTCCGTCCTGCTGAGTGGGACGATGTCCCTCGACTTGCAGAAGATCTTCGGAGTGCGGACATTGCCGAAC